ATGCAATGGAAGTAGGCTATACCGCTGAACCTCAAAATCCTAAGGCTGTCGGTGACCGTTTGTACAAGGATTTCATTGCTAAGAACAGCAAGACTATTAATCAGATGGTTTCATCCTTCGAGATGAAGCGTAAGGCTTCACAATTCATCAAGGCTAAGACTGCTAAGACAGGCGACCTCAATGAGGACAGACTGTGGGCATACAAGACTTCAGATGACTTGTTCAAGCAGGTGACTTCAATCCCAGAAGGCAAGAACCATGGGTTCATTATGTATTTGGATATGTCAGGCTCTATGTTCCGTAACATGGCAGGCACTATTGACCAGCTGATTAACCTCACTATGTTCGCACGTAAGATCAATGTGCCGTTCGAGGTTTATGGTTTTACTTCAGGTAATTGTTCATGGGGGTCTCAGCTTTCGACCGTCAATACTAAAGCAGGCGACTATATGTTCGAGGAAGCTAAGGTTATCAAGCTGATTACCTCAGACTTTAGCAAGCGTCAATTGGAAGAGGCATACAAGTTCCTTCTGGTGTGGAAGATGTCTTTTGACTATCGCATGGCTAACCGTTACTCTCGCAGTGATTCAGGCCTGGTACCTGTGTTTACTAACAACCCTGCGCTTGATATGGGCGGTACTCCTCTCAATGCTACACTTGTTATCGGTCTTGAGATTGCCAAGCAATTCCGTAAGACTACCGGTGTTGAGATTCTCAATACCATTATCCTGACTGACGGCGAGGCTACTGATTTTGCTTCTGTATGGCAAGCTAATACTGAAGGTCAGCTTTTTGAAAAGAACCTTCACTATTACAATCAAAGCCCTGTCCTCAAGTATGGTTCATCTACTTATATGTCTTTCGACAGCATACACGCACATCGTAATGTTGAGATGACAGCACAGCTGCTCGAGATGTACAAAGACGTCACAGGGTCTAAGGTTGTAAACTATCACTTACTGGATAAATTCACCAAGCGTCACCTTGAGGACTGCCGTGACTATGCAACGATTGGTAATCCGGACATGGGATACTATGAATGGGATCAACTTATATCTAAGCAGCGTGCTTCTGGCCTGGTTGAGGTCAAGGATAAAGTAGGGTTTGATGTCCGTTACATTATGAACGGCGGCGCTCTCAATATTCAGGACGAGGAGCTTGAGGTCAAGTCCAATGCAAAAGGTGACTTGCTCCGAGGCTTCCGTAAGTTTGCAGGCTCCAAGGCTCAGCAACGTGTATTTGTACAGCGGTTTATCCCTGAGGTAGCGTAGCGTGAGATGTAGCGAGTGAGTACACTACTCCCGCTACAGATTTCACGGTAGGTTTGTAAGTGCTTGATTCTTCGTTGAAAAAGCACTTACAAATCAAGCACTTAGTTCAGTGGTAAGTTGTTGATTTATAACGGAAAAAAGATTTCAAATAAATGAAAATAATGCTTGACTTTTCCTGAAAAGGCTGTATAATATAGCATATAAACTGAAAAAACGCACTAAATTTTAACTAATGTCTTGTGAGGAGACTATATTATGACTGACCGTAACGCACTTATTGACACCCTCCGTTCCTATGCTGACGGAAACAATCACGTAACCCGCAAGGATATTATCCGTGAGGCTAAGGCAATGGGTATCAATCACCCAGGTTTTATTCTCAAGGATCAGTACAAGGTTGAATCCGGTGTATACGACCTGACCGAGATGTTTACTGGCACTGTAGCCCCTGCTCCTGCCCGTCAGCCTAAGCTGCAGGTCGTCACTCCTGTTCCTACTGTTGCTCCTGTAGCAGCACCCGAATCAAAGGTCGTATCAATGGCCAAATTAGCAATGGATATCCAAAACTTGGTCCCATCCAAAGATGATACTTATGTACCCTTTGGTTTTCACAAGGACCTTAAGACTATTTTGCAGGGCGGTATGTTTTATCCCTTGTTTATTTCCGGATTGTCCGGTAACGGTAAGACTACAATGGTTGAGCAGGTTTGCGCTCAGCTCAAGCGTGAGGCTATCCGTGTGAATATTAGTATTGAGACCGACGAGGACGATCTAATCGGTGGCAATACTCTGGTTGATGGTAATGTCGTCTATAGAGAAGGACCGGTCCTCACCGCCATGAAACGTGGCGCGGTCCTGATCCTTGATGAGGTAGATAGAGGCTCTAACAAGTTAATGTGTCTCCAGGCCATACTTGAGGGCAAGCCCTACTTCAATAAGAAGACTGGCGAGACCGTCGCTCCTGCCAACGGGTTTACTATTGTCGCAACGGCTAATACAAAAGGTCGTGGCTCAGATGATGGTAAATTCATCAGCGCTCAGCTGTTGGACGAGGCGTTCCTGGAGCGCTTTGCAATTACCGTTGAGCAGGAGTACCCTACAGCAGCCGTAGAGAAACGCATCATCCTTAACAAGATGGGCAAGGCTGGTTATACAGATGAGGACTTTGCGGTTCATCTGGTTACTTGGTCCGAGGTGATTCGTAAGACCTTTTTCGAGGGTGCTATAGACGAGCTGGTCAGCACCCGTAGGCTTGAACACATTGTCAATGCGTATGGTGTGTTCAAGGACAAGATTAAGGCAATCACCTTGTGTACCAACCGTTTTGACGCTGATACTAAGGCGGCATTTATTGACTTGTACACTAAGGTTGACCCTTCAAACCCTCAGGCTCCTGAGGTAGAGACAGGTACAATCGAAGACGAGGTAACTTACTAATGAGTGAAGCTAAGGTTTATAAGTTCCGTGAAGATGAATTGATTGAGGAGTTTAAGAAGTATATCGACTCCACATACAATGCACACTATGGCCAAGGAGGACTACAGTCCTCCGAAGTCATTATTGACCGAGGTCACGGTGAAGGTTTCTTCCATGGCAACATTGACAAGTACAATGGCCGTTACGGTAAGAAAGGTGAAACACCTGCTGAATGGCGAAAGGACATTGTGAAAATCATTCATTATGGATTTTTAGCATTATATGAGCACGATAGGCGTTACAAGGATTATAAATAAGAAACAATACACCCTTATTTGGAGATAAGAAATGGCATATAAAGTAAGATTTACACTAACTAAAGCGGCCGAAGATCAAGATGCTGCTGCTGCTTTAGCTTTAGATAATCCTTCTGATATAGGATTGGTTGATGGGTATTTAGCTGAGAATGGTGGGACAAAAGAAATTACAGATCACGGTGATGGAGTAACCTCTTCTGTAACTTACACCTTTGAGAATAGCGCAGCATGGCAGGCTTTCTACAATCAGGCCTTACCTGTTTGGAATAGAAACTCATTTACATCTAAGGCGAGCAACGCCGGCATAAGTGTAGATGTGGCAGTAGTTGAAAACACTTGACATTCAGTCCTGTTTGTATTATTATATTATATTAACATAGTGAAGGAACTATATTATGAAACTAAGCAAGAATACTGTAGATGTTCTAAAGAACTTCTCGCAAATTAATCCTAACATCCTTGTCAAAGCAGGCCAAGAGATTCGCACAATTAACTCAGGCAAGAGTGCCTTTGCTAAAGCGACTATCACTGAGTCCTTTGACAAGGAGTTTGCTATCTATGACCTCAATGAACTGCTCGCAGTATTGTCATTGGGTGATGAGCCCGAGGTCAGTCTTAATGATGACCACATGACAATTTCGGTTGAGAACTTTGGTGAGATTAATTTCTTTTACTCAAAGCCCGAGCTTGTCACAGCTCCCCCCGATAAAGACCTGCCATCATCTGAAGGTTTCTTTACTCATTCACTGACTAATGAAAGCCTACAGTTTTGGTTACGTACAGCAGCTACTATTGCAGCTCCCCTTGTGAGCATTGTAGCAGACGGTACACAGGCTAAGGTTCGTATCACAGACCCTGAGTTGAGCAATGCTACTAAGTTTGAGGCAAAGATTGCTGACACTGACAAGAAGTTTGTAGCACATATTCCTACATCAAATATTAAATTGATGCCACAGGATTACAATGTAAACATTCCTTCCACAGGTGGGTTCGTACACTTCAAGGCAGGCAATGTTGAGTATTGGATTGCCCTTGACAAATCTTCGGAGTTTTAATTATGGATAGCAAATTATCCTTCACCCTGCGTGAAGTAGCAAACGGTTGGTTACTTGAAATTAACGGCACTGACTATGCAGAATACATTTTCAAAACTACGGGTCCTGCATTGGGTATGATCCGTAAAGTGTTGAAGGACGAGGTCAATCCATTTGAGGAATCAGACGACAATTGATAAAGATGGCGATACGATTGTTATCGCCATTGATATTTTTTCCAATGTATCAAAAGGAAAAAAAGTTCCTAATATTTTAAGTCAAAAAGTTATAGATCTTTGTAATCATCCTCAAGTAGTAGCTGCTCTAATTGCAATATATGATTCTCCATTGTTTTGTGAAGACGAATATTGGAAAAAAAGATATACAGACACTTTCAATCAAAGCAATGAATACAAAATAGACCCCGATTTTAATTGGGCTCCTTGTCCGAATATATTATCTTGGCGCTCTACAAAAAATGTATTTCCTGGATATACGATTGGTGATTTAAAAAAAATACTAAAAGAATTTCCCAATACGAAAAATATTTTGATAGCAGGTGAGGCTTGGGAAATGTGTATTAGAAATAGACCTTTAGGACTATTGAAACTTATACCTTTCTTAAAAGACACTGATATAAATATCATATGCGACTTTGATATAATAAATACTATGGAAAAAAGCAATAAGACTGGAAATTGGTTTCCTGAAAATGAGACTCATGTTTGGGAACAAGTAGCCGGTAGACTATATCATCTACCTAAAAAACATTATGATAGATATCTTGACAAATATGTCTATATGTATTATGATAAATATCCATGGGAGAAAAAATGACAAATAGAGAAGAAGAAGTACAGGTCAAAGAAGAACAGACTGAAGAAGGCAAACATATTGAATTGAATGTCACAGACGAGACAGCAGTAAAAGAAAAACTTGGCGGTTAAATTTATATTATATTATGGAGTTGTGAATGGAACATTTCCTCTGGGTAGAAAAATACAGGCCCAAGACAATTGAAGAATGTATCCTGCCCGAATCAATCAAACGCACGTTCAAGGAATTTCTCCTCAAGGGTGAAGTTCCTAACCTGCTTTTGTGCGGTACAGCAGGTACAGGTAAAACTACAGTAGCACGAGCCCTGTGTGAAGAACTTGGTAGCGATTACATTGTTATCAATGGTTCGGACGAGGGTCGTCAAATTGATACCTTGCGAACTAAGATAAAACAGTTTGCAAGCGGTATGTCCTTTCTCGGCAAGCCTAAGGTTGTAATCATAGATGAGGCTGACTATCTAAACAGGGAGTCGGTACAACCTGCTCTCAGGGCTTTCATTGAGACCTTCTCTGATAATTGTCGCTTCATATTCACTTGTAACTACAAACAAAAAATCATTACTCCTCTACACAGCAGGACTACGGTGATTGACTTTGGTTCACAAAAGGCAGACAAGGCTAAACTTGCCTCGGCGTTTATGAAACGTATGCAAGAGATTCTCAAGGCAGAGGGTGTTGAATATGTAGACAAGGTACTGGCCGAACTGTTGATGAAACACTATCCTGACTACAGGCGAGTGATAAACGAACTACAACGCTACAGTAGCTCCGGTGTCATTGACGAAGGTATCCTCAGCAATATAGGTGAGATAAATACAAAGGAACTTATCTCAGCAATGAAGGAGAAGGACTGGAAGAAGATGCGTCAGTGGGTTGCTAACAATGTTGAGTCAGACCCTCAAGGTATTTTCAGATACATCTATGACAGTTTGATTCCTGAGGTCACTACTGTTCCTCAGATGGTTGTACTCATTGCTGACTATCAATACAAGGCGGCTTTTGTTGCAGATCAGGAAATCAATCTGACTGCTTGTCTAACCGAACTTATGGCGAGTATGAAATTTAAATGAACATAATCCACGATGATGATACAGTCAGAATTTTTTATGAGAAAGGTGAAGGTAACAATACTCTTGTTATGTTTTCGGGTATTGACTTTGACATATTTGGCTTCAATAATCTTAACAGAAATGCTCTTGACCGACCTGAGTTTGTAAAAGTTACTGCAGGAATGGGAGATAGGTTTTGGGTTATTGACAAACAAAGAACTTGGGGCGCCCACATTGATTGGGAGTGGGTATCTAATTTTCTGAGCCCTTACTTTGATGGAAAAAATGTAGCAGCTTTAGGAAACTGTATGGGGGGAACAAACGCTATTAAGTTTGCTTACCATGCTGATGTACATCGAGTGATAGCATTTACACCCCACTGGAGTGTTGATCCTAATGAAGTTACTCACCAGTTTGACCGAAGGACTCAACCTTTACGAGATAGGGTATTAGCTTCTGGTTGGAAAACCTTAGAAGGTATGTTCAGGCCGATGACAACATATATTCATCTTTGGACACCGGATGAAATTGATGTACCCCACATGATAAAGTTTCCTACTTTACCTAACATAAAAAGAATATTCTTCCCTACTTCAAATCATAGTGTAGCAAGAATGTTAAAAAATAATGGTGTGTTAAATGAGCTGTTAGGATTATGTATTGTTGCTGATGATGTCCACACTGAAGTATCAAAAGTTTTAGATGGTGCAGGTATTCCACATGAGTTATTTTAAAGAGTTTGGTCCTCCCGTTGAAGAGGTGGACGAAAAAGAATATGTTGAGAAGATTAAAAAGCTAAGTCCCTTTGACTATCTAAACACTATTACATACAGCAAACAGGACATAATGACAGAGGACAATGAGTCACAATACCCTGCCTTTATTATAAACAGAGGACTGGGGTTTGGTGCTGATACTGTCATAGCAGCTAACGAAATGAACAGCAGAACACATATTGATTACAGGATGCAGTATGATTTTCTACGCCACGTTATTCGTAAGTCAAAAAGATATAACAAATGGATCAAAGCAGAGGAGAGCAATCTTGAGGCAGTGAAAGAATACTTTGGCTATAGTTATAACAAAGCTAAGGAAGCACTGACACTTCTTTCTGATAAAGAAATTGCTGAGATCAAGGGTTGGTTAGCGACCGCTAAAGGCGGCAAATTATAAATACCTATGTTGCTATGAATAATAATTAATAACAAAAGGTGTTTGAAATGATTGAACGAGATAATTTCTTTAGCATTGATTATCCCGGGTACCAACCATTAGAAATTTTGTTAGAAGATCCTGAAAACTTTTTAAAAATCAAGGAAACTCTTTCACGTATTGGTGTGGCCTCTAAAAAGGACAATACATTGTATCAGTCCTGTCACATTCTTCACAAGCAAGGCAGATACTTCATTACTCATTTTAAGGAGTTATTTGCTTTAGACGGTAAGGATGCTGACTTTATGGATAACGATTTAGAAAGAAGAAATACAATTGCAAAGCTATTACAGGATTGGGGACTATTAAAGATCGTTACTACTTTAGGTGAAGATGCATATAGTCCTTTGAGTCAAATAAAAATTATATCATACAAAGAAAAAAGTGAGTGGAACCTTGTCCCAAAATATAATATCGGGAAGAAGCGCTAATTTACAAACTAAGATACAGTTATTATTTTTAATTGTATCTTGTTTCTTTTTATATAATTGGCCTTACAAAACAATAGTTTTGTTTTCTATTTTCTTTATTGTGTCTGGGTTTTTAGTATCTGGATTCTTACATAGATACTGTACACATAGGTCTTGGGATTGTCCAAGATGGTTAGAATGGTTTTTTGTATTGCTGACTTGTGCAGCAATGAGTGGACTGTGTATTACGTGGGTTGCTTTACATAAAGATCATCACAGGTACACAGACAAAGAAGGTGACCCACACGGACACTATGCCGGTGCGTGGAATAACTTTGCGATATTTTCATACAATCCAACGAAAGGTTCAGCATCAAAATGGATGCTGAGAGATCCTTTGTACAGGATGCAAATGAAATATTATTGGGTATTAGTTATACTCACCGCCATGGTATGGATAAGTATTTTCGGATTGTTTAGTTGGATCCTGTTTACTACTACAGTTTTTGTGTGGCAAGTAAGCATAAACATGATAGGTCATAGTAGGGTTTATAAATCCGTAAACAGAAATCATTTTCTCGCTGCCTTATGGGGTGGGGAACTGTATCACAATGACCATCATAAAAATCCAATGAAAACTCGATTAGGAATGATTGACTTCCCATATTTTTTTATGATAAAATGGTTTGACAAGTATAAATAAAAGGCCCCCGTAAGGTGAAGTACATTATATATGATACCGAGCGGGAGGCACCACTACGCCGATAGGGTAGTGTAACATTAAAACTCGCTTAATAAAGGAGCACAATTATGGTACGTAAGTATACAACAGCTAACATGGCTGAAATTTTTGATAATGTAAGACCGTTTACTATAGGTTTTGATCGTTTGTTTGACAATCTTCATAATGTTTCGGAGATTCATAGTCCAAACTATCCCCCCTATAATATTGTAGCAGATGACGATGAGCATTTCACTATTGAAATTGCTTGTGCAGGATTTGCTAAAGATGAATTTAATGTTCATTTACTTCCAGAGGGCAACAAGTTAATTGTCCAGGGCGTACAAGACCGAGGTGAGGATAAGAGAAAATTCCTACACAAAGGCATTGGAGCTCGTAACTTCACACATTCATTCGCACTTGCAAATGATGTTGAGGTTGTAGATAGTGTTTACTACGATGGCATCCTTGAGATTACACTCAGGCGTGTTGTTCCAGATGAAATGAAACCAAGACAAATTGAAGTGAAATAAGGAGTTATTATGAGTATCCAAGTTTTAAAGTTAGTAACAGGTGAAGACGTAGTAGGAGAAGTAAGTGTAACTGACAGCGGTTATAATGTATCCAATCCTATTTGTATTTTTGTAAGACCTAATCCGAATAAAGAAGGTTCTTTTAAACTTGGAGTAGCTCCCTGGGCACCGTACGCATCAGGTGCGGTGCCTATTTTTCAAAATAGTGTAGTTGCTGTATTTGACCCAGATGAAACTCTGCTAAAAGAATATGGTAGAAGAAATGAATATATACCAAAAGAGGTATCAAAAGAACCCGAACTCTTACAGGAGGCGTGATGTACGAATACAACTCAAAAATATTAAAAATTGTAGACGGTGATACAGTAGACGTAGACATTGATCTTGGGTTTGGTATCATGCTCTGTGATGAACGAGTAAGAATCATGGGTATTGATACACCCGAGTCTCGTACCTCGGATAAGTTAGAAAAGATTTTCGGACTTGCCGCAAAGAACAGACTCAAAGAACTTTTAGGCAAAACTGCAAAACTCAAAACCCGTGTGGCAAAAGACGGTGAAGATATGAGAGGCAAATTTGGCCGAGTCCTCGGAGACTTTGAAGTATACTACGACAGAGAAGATCGTTGGTGTGGAGTTGCTCAAATTCTCATTAGAGAAGGCCACGCCGTTGAATACGAAGGCGGCAGTAAAGAAGATGTACAGGAACAGCACCGACTTAACCGAAGACGTCTTATTGAAGAAGGCCGTGTTCAGATTCCAGATGGAATGAGGCATCTTATTACTTGACATTACCCTCCTTATATTATATAATGGTTACACTTGAATGGAGATCTAATGTCAAATTTTTACACTTACGCCAAACATTACGGTGACAAAATACTTTACCGTGGTATCGAAAATGGGAAGCGGGTATCTCGTAAGATGCCTTTTTCCCCTACTCTTTATGTTCCTTCTAAAAAGGAATCCCCCTTTAAAAGTATGTTCGGTGAACAAGTTTCTCCGGTCAATTTTGATTCCAACAAAGACGCAGCTGAGTTTGTAGATAACTACAAGGAAGTATCTAACTTCCCCATATATGGTCAGACACATTGGGGTTATCAATTCATTGCTGACAAATATCCTGAAGAAGAAATGGACTGGGATATTTCTCAGATCAAATTGTACTCAATAGATATTGAGACTACAGTAGAGACAGGTTTCCCTGACGTATTTGATCCGAGGGAGCAGATAACGCTTATCACCATACAAGACAACGTGACTAAAAAGATTAAAACATTTGGTCTCGGTTCCTTTACTCCCGGTGAAGCCACTGAACACTTAGATATTGATTACGAAGGTTTCAGCTCCGAGAAAACAATGTTGGCACGTTTCATTGACTGGTGGGTGCCTAACTGTCCTGATGTATTGACAGGCTGGAACATAAAACTGTTTGACGTACCTTATCTCATTGTACGTATGGAACGGGTGTTTGGCGAAGAGCATGGCGACCATGCTAAGAGAGCAATGAGTCCTTTTAAACTGGTACGTAAGACAGAAAGGGCTTACAGCGGCAGAACTTATTTGTCTTATGATATACAAGGTGTTGCACAGTTAGACTACTTGGACATCTATCAGAAGTTTACATACGTTACCCGTGAATCATACAAACTCGATTACATAGCAGAGGTTGAACTCGGTCATAAGAAGTTAGACAATCCTTTTGATACTTTTAAGGAGTTTTACGAGAAGGATTGGAATAGGTTTGTAGAATACAACATCATAGACACAGTGTTGGTTGACCAACTTGAGGATAAGATGAAACTTATCGAACTGTGTATGACTATGACCTATGACGCCAAGATGAACTTTGAGGACGTATTCAGTCCTGTAAAGACATGGGACTGTTTGTTGTACAATCACTTGCTGAGGCAGAATATTATTATCGGTCAAGGCAATGGACGAGCACCGAGAACTATTGCAGGTGCCTATGTACAAGAGCCGGTTCCTGGTGCTTATCAATGGGTAGAGTCCTTCGATGCTACTTCACTGTACCCTTCTATCATCATGCAATATAACATGAGCCCTGAGACACTGGTTCCGGGTGGTATGATAGACGTAGACGTTGATGGTATGTTGGAGAGGAAGTACAAGTTTGACACCGATGATGCTATAGCTGCTAATGGTCAGACGTTTACACGTAGCAGGCAAGGTCACTTCCCTAACATTGTACAGAAGTTTTTTGATGACCGACAGCGTTACAAGAAACTGATGATTGAGGCTAAGCAGGACTATGAGGTGACTAAGGACCCAGCAACAAAGAAACTCATAGCAAAGTATAACAACTTTCAAATGGCACGTAAGATTCAACTGAACTCACTCTATGGTGCGATGGCTAACGAATTCTTCAGATACTATGATGACCGTATAGCAGAAGGAATCACACTAACCGGGCAATTTATCATACGAAAGGCAGCAATGGGCCTTAATAGGTTTTTGAATGATACGTTAAAAACTAAGGACCAAATGTATAGTTTCTATACTGACACTGACTCCTGCTATATTACGTTGAAGCCCTTGGTTGACAAGTTTTTTGCAGACAAACCTAAAGATAAGCTCATTGACATTCTGGACAAAGTAGGCGAAGAACAAATCGAACCATGTATTGCGAAGGCAATGACCGAACTCGCAGAATACTCAAATGCCTTTGAGGAGAAGATCTTCTTTAAACGTGAGGCGATAGCTGATAACTGTTTGTGGGTAGCAAAGAAACGATACGCTATGAATGTGTTGGACAACGAGGGTGTGAGATATACTACTCCTGACTTGAAGGTTATGGGACTTGAGATTGTTCGCTCATCTACTCCTGCTCCTGTACGTGATTCCTTGAAAGAGGCTGTACGTATTTGTCTTACACAGGATGAACAGGCATTGCATGATTATGTGGAGAAAACTAAAAAGGACTTTTTGGCAATGACTCCTGAGGAAATAGCATTTCCTCGTGGTTGTAATAACATGGCAAAATATACAGATGTTGGTAGTATCTACTCAAAAGGATGTCCTATTCATGTCCGAGGTGGGTTGTTGTACAATTACTATCTGAAAGAATTTAATATAAGTGATAAGTATGAAAAGATACAGGAAGGTGACAAGATTAAGTTTATCTTTTTAAAAGAACCTAATACTATACGAGAGAATATATTGGGTTTTAATTCAAAGATACCTAATGAGTTTGGTATACATAGTTACATAGATTATGAGATGATGTTCCAAAAGGCATTTTTGGAACCTCTGGATACAATTGTAAAGACACTCGGTTGGCATACTGAGAAACAGTCTACACTTGAGGATTTGTTTGTATGAAGATACTAATTGTTGGACATGGCTTTGTAGGAACAGCCACAGAGTATTTGTTTAAAAAAACAAAAGCTGAAATACATATCCATGACACTGTGAAAGGTAGCACAGGATTCTGTGACGAGGATATGTTTGATTATATTTTCTTGTGTGTTCCTACACCTACAGGAGAAGATGGTAAACTTGATATTTCCATTTTAACAGATGCCTATGAGCAATGGAACTGGCGAGGACAAATTGTTATTCGTAGCACTATTGGTCCCGATCAAGTAGATTCATTTCCTAATGCTATTATGATGCCTGAGTTCCTAAGAGAGAAACATTGGAAAGAAGATGTTGACGATCCCGTTATTCCTATTATAACAAGTGACTATAAATTTACAGATAAGTTACAGGACCTACTGCCAAATAAATGTTGTTGGTATTTACGTCCTAAAGAGGCCATGATGTATAAGTTATCAAGGAATACCATACTTGCTATGAGAGTGGCGTTGGCAAATAGTTTAAAAGAAATTTGTGATGCCCAAGGTATAGACTGGAATACTTTGGCATTTATGTTTCAGGGTGAAGCTGCTTTGGGATACTCACATTGGCAGGTTCCTGGACATGATGATAAACCAGGCTTTGGCGGAAAATGTTTACCTAAGGACTTGACACACATGGCAGCATTGTGTTATAATGATGATAATCTATTACAAAAAGCTTTGGATGAAAATTTGATAAGGAGAGTACAATGGGGTATAAGAGAGCCATCGTATTAGGCAATGGTGAAAGCCGTCGAGGCATAGACATTCCTGACGATTGTGACGTTTGGGGTACAAACTGGGCTTGTAAAGAAATGCCATTAGATTTCTTAGTATCTACAGACATAACCTGTCAACATCTAATTTATCGCACAGGTTATTGTAATGATAACACTGCTTATTATTTAGACTGGGATCCTTTGGGATCGGATGATATATCTTTAGGAACTTTCTCCTCTACAGGGGCCGTAGTTGATGATAATGAATACACCGAGCACGGGGTAGTTATAGGGTCAGAACATGATAGGGTTTATTTTACATATTTAGATGAAAGTGATAAAGTCACTAATGTAAAATTAAATGAATTACCTATACCTTTAGCATCAGGCCAACTTGCTTTGTATTTAGCAGCAAAATCAGGAGAGTATAATGAAATACTGTATTCAGGTTTTGGTGATAATAAACATATACGCACAGATGATGTGCCGAATTTAGAAGTTTGGAAAAAAGAAAGAGAATATATTATGCACTATTATAGTGATATAAAATGGAGAAAAATATGAGTTTGATTGATAAACTAAAAAAGAACAGCACTATCAAAGATACATCTGTTCTAACCGATTCAAAGTTTTTCGGAATGAAAGACTTGATTCAAACCTCAGTACCTGCTTTGAACGTAGCATTGAGTGGCCGCCTTGATGGTGGACTAACACCTGGACTGACAGTATTCGCAGGTCCTTCTAAACACTTCAAGACAGCCTTCTCGCTGATGTTGGCAAAAGCCTATTTGGACAAGTATGATGATGCTGTCATCCTGTTCTATGATTCAGAGTTTGGTACTCCTCAGTCCTACTTTGATACCTTTAATATTGATAAAGACAGAGTTGTTCATACTCCTATCACAGATGTAGAACAGTTGAAGCATGATTCAATGTCACAGCTAAACAGCATTGAACGTGGTGATCATATTATGATTATCATTGATTCAGTAGGTAACTTGGCGTCTAAGAAAGAGGTTGATGATGCACTTGATGGTAAGTCAGTTGCAGATATGTCTCGTGCGAAACAGTTGAAGTCCTTGTTCCGTATGGTTACTCCTCATTTGACACTGAAAGACATTCCGATGGTTGCAGTGAATCACACGTACAAAGAGATTGGACTGTTCCCTAAAGACATTCTTTCAGGCGGTACAGGTATTTACTACTCAGCAGATAACATCTATATCATTGGTCGTCAGCAGGACAAACAAGGTACTGAACTGATGGGTTATAACTTTATTATCAATGTTGAGAAGTCACGTTTTGTACGTGAGAAGTCTAAGATTCCTATTGAAGTATCATTTGAAGGCGGTATCAGCAAGTGGTCAGGCCTGTTGGACATGGCACAGGCATCAGGTCATGTAGTCAAACCGAGCAATGGTTGGTATTCAAAAGTAGATGTATCTACAGGCGAGGTAGAAGATAAAAAGTATCGTATTAAGGATACTTACACTAAAGACTTTTGGTTGCCTATTCTACAAGACGAAACCTTCCTATCATGGATCAACAAACGATACGCTATTTCAAGCGTTGACGGGATAATGCGTGATGAAGTTACTGAACAAGATATTGAAGAAGCCTACGGGCAAGTCCAAGAAGCCTGAAGGGGTGTGCGATCGCTGTCAAATAACTATTTGGCAGGGTGACGAAGGTATCTGTTTCCATACAGCCACGGAAGAACTTTTCATGTGTGGAAGCTGTGTCGAAGAAATCTTCGGCGAGAAAGCCAGGGAGTGGATCGAATGATAGTCCTAATATGTGGGTTGCCCGGTTCGGGTAAGACTTGGTTGGCTGAGCGATTGTGCGAAGGTCACAACGATATGATACACCTCAATGCTGATTTTGTAAGAGAGGCAGTAGGTGATTGGCATTTTGATTACAATGCACGTTTAAGACAGGCCATGCGTATGCGTGGTCTTGCCTATTGTGAAGCACACTTTGGTAGAACAGCAATAGCCGATTTTGTTTGCCCTTTACCTGAAACAAGGAGGATATTCAACGCAGACTATACTTTATTCCTTGACACTATAGATATTTCACGTTATAATGATACAAACAAAATGTTCGTAAAGCCTGACAATGCTGACTTTACTATTAAAGAATATTTACATGAAAATGCAGTAGATTTGATTCGTAAAAGGATAAGAAATGCAACACCAATTGGAAAATATAATTCTCCACACCCTTTTGACTAATGACAATTATTTTAGAAAGGTCATTCCTTTTCTAAAAACAGAATACTTTGCTGGTAGCCATAGGATTCTTTTAAGAAAAATACAAGACTATTCTGAAAAGTACAATACAGCTCCTACTAAACAGGCACTTGCTATTTCTGTCAGCGATGATAGAAGTATAACTGAGGCCGAACTTCCCTATATTGAGGAATGGCTTAAAGAAGATTATACTACTGAAGTAGCTGATGATTGGTTGTTAGATGAAACTGAAAAGTATTGTAAAGACAAAGCAATCTACAATGCTATCATGGAGAGTATACAAGTTATTGATGGCAAGGATAAGGAGAGAGGTCCTGATGCACTGCCTGATATGCTGTCAAAGGCTTTGCAGGTAGGCTTTGATAATAACATTGGACATGACTATATTGAAAACGCAGAACAGCGCTATGAGTTTTATCATAGACTGGAAGAAAAGATGCCGTTTGACTTGGCAATGTTCAATGAGATTACAGAAGGTGGACTTGCTAACAAAACACTGAATGTTTGTCTCGCAGGCACAGGGGTCGGTAAGTCATTGTTCATGTGTCACATGGCAGCTAATTGTATTTCACAAGGCAAAAATGTTCTGTATATTACACTTGAGATGTCTGAAGAACGTATTGCAGAACGTATAGACGCTAACCTTATGAACTTGCCTATTGGGCAGTTGAAAGATTTGTCTAAACAAATGTTTGAAGATAGAATTGAAAAGATCAATAACAAAATACAGGGTAGGCTCATTGTAAAAGAATATCCTACAGCATCAGCACACGCAGGTCACTTCAAAGCATTACTAAATGAACTTAAACTCAAAAGAAACTTTACACCTGATATTATATTTATTGACTATCTTAACATCTGTGGTAGCAGTAGATTCCGTGCTGGTTCATCCGCAAACTCTTATACAATCATTAAGTCCATTGCAGAGGAGTTACGAGGCTTAGCAGTAGAACATGATGTTCCTTTGGTCACGGCAACACAAACTACACGAGGTGGTTACAACAGCAGTGATGTTGAACTGACTGATACCTCAGAATCGTTTGGTCTCCCTGCTACAGCAGACTTAATGTTTGCCATTATAAGTACAGAGGAGTTAGAAAAACTTGGACAGGTCATGGTTAAACAGTTGAAAAACAGATACTCAGACCCTACACGTAATAAAAGGTTTATGTTAGGTATTGATAGAGCGAGAATGAAACTGTTTGATGTTGAAGGCGACCCACAAGAAGGGCTACAGGATACAGGTAAGGATGTTCCTGTATTTGATAATACAGCAGTAGCAAGGTTCGGCGGAGAATATGAACAATTTAAGTTTTAGGTTTGCAAGATACCAGAGGCTTGACATTTTTAAAAAGGCTACCGGTGTAGATAACTGGAAAGGCTTGAAGGTGTTAGACTATGGCGGCAATGCAGGAAATCTATTACGAGATGGTTTAGAAACTGGTGAGATTGTACAGTCTGACTATACTTGTTTAGATGTTGATAAACTTGTCTTGGATGAAGTAAGACAAGAATTGCCTGAGGCGAATTGGGTTGAGTACGATAGATATAGTCCGGTATATAACCCGAACGGCCAAAAAAACATTCCCTTTCCTTTTGAGGACAATTCTTTTGATATTGTTTGTGCATACAGTGTTCATAGTCATTCCTCATACGAGGATTTACTTTTTGACCTGAAAGAAATGTCACGGGTAGGCAAAGTTGTTGCTACTTCTGTTGTAGATGTGGAGTTTTTAAACATTGTAAAAATGAAAAGAGAATTTGATTACGGCGATACCTTGCATCCTCTTTGGCACAACCCCCTACCTTTAGATACCTATAGATATTATGTAAACGGTGAATTTGCTGGTAACCCAACATTGCCTAAGTTTTGTGATTTTTTAATTACAGCATATAATTTAGACTGGTTACAAGAACAGGTAAACATGAAAGTAATTCCGGCATACAGTAATTTTCATCAACCTATTTTAATTTTAAATGAATAAGATCTATCGTTCCTATATGGAACACATTGTTACTTGGCACTGTAACCTGAGATGTACAAATTGCAGCTCAGGTTCTCCTTTCCAACCTCACCGTGATGATGACTTGTCGATATTTGTACGAGATTTAAACATGATAGGTAAATATGTTGATACCCCGTACATAAGGTTAATTGGTGGGGAGCCTTTGATGCACCCACAGATATTAGATTACCTAAAAGAAATACGCAAGGCAGGATATAAAAGCAATGTAGCAACCAATGGGTTGATGATACCTACTATGCCAGATGAATTCTTTGAGTTAGTAGATATGGTATCGCTGTCAATATACTCTAACAATAATATAAATTATGAGAAGATAGTAAACAAGTTAAATCAAACAGGAGTGCGTTGGAGAAACGTGACCGATGTTGATGCTGTACACACTTTTGAGTCAATGCAAAAGTTTAAAGATGATTATACTTGGCATGACACAGGAAGTTTTATTGTTTTAGACAAGTACGAAAAACATACAGACGAAAGAGCGAGAGAAGTATACGACCCATGTTTGTTAAAAGATATGTGTCATTCTTTTATGAATGGCAAATATTACAAGTGTAATATATGTATCACCAAAGGCCCACAGTATGATAATATGGGCATACCCATTGAATGGGACTTTGCAGAAGAGGACGGATTTGATTTCACAGGAGATAACGAAGAAGAAATACTGGCAGGTCTTAGAGACTTTGTTGAAGGTGAGAGGCACAAAGAAATAATGAAAGCTTGTTATTATTGTGAGGGGTACAATACTTCATGTAATAAACCGCACGGACAATTTACAAAAAACGAAATAAATGATGTTATAAATAAAAAGATACCCATAACAAATATAATATAGGGGATTCTTATGGCAGAGGAAAAGAAGTACCACGATGCTGACGTAAACGGCGACGGTATTGTAGATGACGAAGAAAAAGCAATGTACCTCGAATTCAAGCGTAAGCGTTTAGAGGACGAGGATGCAATGCGAGACGCCCAGCGCAATATGGCCTGGTTCGCACTTTACGGTATGTTATTGTATCCGTTCGCTGTAGTTGGCTCTACATTCTTTGGCCTCGAGTCAGGAGCAAGCGTTTTGGGTGATATGGCGCCAACCTATTTTGTTTCAGTCGCTGCTATAGTCGCCGCATTTTACGGTAAAAGCGCTTTAGAGAAAAAAGAGTAGTAGGATAACCCTAAATTGACTGCTCAACACAGCCCCTCACAGACCCTTTGAGGGGCTTCCTAACTCATTGATTATTAAGGCATTTTTAATGCTTGACAAGTGAACCTACAGATAGTAATATAAGCACATAAGTTGTTGATTTCATTAGGCCAAATAATTGAAAAAAAGTGAAAAAAATGCTTGACATTTCCTCAGATTCGTGTATAATAAGCATTATAGAATGAAAAAACGGTTGTGAGGACTGTGATTATGTTAGATTTTATGGGTTATGAGATTGTCGCTGACGGCGTTGATGCCGGTCGTTACGCTACTACTGAAGTAGCAGCACAGGCCTATGCAGATGAACTGTACGGCTACATCTCAGATGCGTCTAAGGACGTAAATGGTTGGCGTTTCCGTATGGACATTAGCGGCATGACCTTTGCCGAACTCGAGGCAGATTGCGACTATTGG